ACGCGGGACGGCGAGCGGATGTCCAAAAAGTCGCGCAGTCCGCCGGTTACTTTGTCGGCAACGCTTTTGATTGCGTCGCCGACCTTGCCAACCATATTCTTAATGCCGTCAATCAACCCTTGGATGATGTTCTTGCCAAGTTGGAGCATTTCGGACGGCAATCCGCGAATCCAATCGATCGCCTTCTGAATGCCATCTTTGATCGCCTGCCAGATATTGTCCGCTATGGACTTGATCGAGCTCCACGCTGCCGACCAACTGGACTCGAGTAGATCCAGCGCGCCGCTAAATACCTGCCGGATGCCGTCCCAGATCCGCCGGAACGCATCTTTGAGGTTGTTCCAGATCGCCTCAGCGTCCTTTTTCAGGCGGCTGAAATCGCCCGTCACAAGGTCGATGATCAGCAGGAGCGCGCCGGCAAAAATGTTCTTGATCGCGTCCCAGACACCCGAGAAAAACGTCTTGTATCCCTCAAGGATCGGGCGGATCCTGTCCAACAGCGCGTTCCAGGCTTTAGTCATACCGTCCGAGATGTTGCGCCAGACCTGAGACAGATACGACGATATGCCGTCCCACAGCTCCGTTAAAAACTTCTTGATCGGCTCCCAGTTCTTGTATATCAAGTACGCCGCGGCCGCGAGCGCGGCAATTGCCGCAATCGCCAGCCCGATCGGCCCGAGCAGCGCCGTAAAACCGGCCGCAGCCCCGCCGGCCGCCGTCCCTGCAGCTGCTGTTCCCGCTGCTGCTGCTGTTCCCGCTGCAGACATGCTGCCAAATAAAGCAGTGATCGTTCCGACGGCTTTGATCAGATTACCGACAAAGATCAACAAAGGCCCTACGGCCGCCGCGATCCCGGCGATGGCGACAATCACCTTTTGCGTCGTCGGCGAAAGTTCGCCAAAAGCCCGAACCATGTCGCCTAGCATCTGCACAAACGGCGTAATGACCGGGAGTAGTACCTCGCCAACATCCGTCGCGAGGTTCTTCAGCTCGGTCGTGAGCGCCCGCATGGAGCCGGAGGCGCCTTCCGCCTCGCGTGCAGCCTGCCCCTGCGCAGCCGTCGTCTGTTCCATGATGAGTGCTAGCGTGGCGGCCTGCTTGGCGGCAAGGCTCAATTGCTCGCCCTCTGCAACGAGCCCCATCTCTAGCGCCTTCGTCTTGATCATGGCCTCGTTGGCCGCGATGCCGTAATTGTCGAGCATCGAGTTATTGCCCTTGAGCGCGCCGGTAAGAGCTCGCACAGCGTCCGCAGTCGTACCGCCGAACATGGCCGTCAAGTCGCCGGCAAGCTGAACCAGCGTCTGCGCTTGCCGGGCCGCCTCCTGTTCGGTCAGCCCGCCGATGTTCTGCAGGAGCGAGCCCATCATGTTGGCATACTCGAGCGCCTCTCCCTCAGCGATGCCGTAATAGCTCTCGAGCTGATCCGCCCACTCTTTGACTGCGTCGGCCGCGCTTCCGAAGATTTGCTCCGTCGCGCCGAGGGCATCGTTCAGGTCGGCGGCCATTTTGAATGCAGCACCGCCTGCGGCTGCAAGCGGCGCTGTGACACCGAGGCTCATCTTCTTTCCGATGTCGGTCATTTTATCGCCGGCAGACTTCATTTTCTCGCCGGCTTCCTGCATCCGCTCGCCGAGCGACTTGACGGCAGGCCCCATATCGCGCAGTTGCTGCTCAAGCTTCTCCAGTTCCAGGCGCGTCTTTTCCGTTTCGCGCTGGAATGCGCGGTACTGCCCTTCGCTGATTTCGCCTTTGGCAAATTGGTCAGCGACCTGCTCCTGTACGGCGCGCAACCGGTCCAGCTTCTCGCGTGCGTTTTCGATCGCATCAGCGAGCAGCTTTTGCTTCTGCGCGACCAATTCTGTATTGGATGGGTCCAGCTTGAGCAATTTTTCGACTTGCTTCAGCTCAGACTGGATGTCCCTTGATTTCTTGTTCACATCCGAGAGGGCTTTCGACAGCCCTGTCGTGTCTGCGCCAATGACGACGTTAATGCCACGAATTGTCTCAGCCACTGTCTACTCACCCCCGGAAAAATGCGTCAATGTCTTCCTGCGTCGCCTCGCGTGGCGCATTTGGATCGTCGCCCATGTAGGCATAGACAAGATCGAAAAAGTCCTGCATGGTCAGCATGTCGAGCTCCGTCATGGTTAGCCCGATCCGCCGCGCCAATGCGATGATGTTGATGTCCGTGCGGTCGACACGGTTCGGCGTGTCACCTTTGGGCCGCCGGTGCCACGGTTTTGTTTCGACGAAAAAAGATTTTCGTTGCCTCTTCCATTACTGCCGTCATCAACTCTGGATCAAAAATGTCAATATCCTCGTGCTCCTCGAGCCAGCGAGCAAACGACGGGAACTGCCCGCCAACGCCGGCAGCCGTCCGCGCCAGCGTCCATACCAGCCGAAGGATCGCCACCGAATCTAGTTTGCTCAGGTCAAGTCTGGACGGGTCGACCTCGGCACCGTTCGAGAACGCCTGAAACCCGGCCAGCCCCGTCATCATCCCGACCATATCGCCGAGAAGGTCCCGGCCAAATTCTTGCTGATAGTGAAGAAGGCTCAGGGCGGAACCCCTGAGCCTCAGCGTTTTGTCTCCGACTTGTACCTCGCGCATCAGCCGCCACCGCCGCTTCCGCCGTCAAAGTCCGGCACATATACGGCGCCGAAAAAGCCGTTGTATGCCGTCGCATTGGTGTCGCTCAGTTCCATTTCACCGCGAACAATCATCTTGCCGCCAATCTCGATAGGCGAGATCGTGAGGTTGAGCACGTCCGTGTTCGGCGTGATCGACTCGGCCTTAGTCTGCCGTTCCTTCGCCGGACGGGACGCCACGCAGTCGTAGAAGACGAACCGGCGGTTGCGCTTGTCACCCTGCACCTGCGCCATGAGTGCAAAGTGCTTCGGAATCGCGTCCGAAACCTCGATCAGCGCGCCGTTTTCGTCGATCTCCCAGCCGAGCATTTTGGCCAGGATCGCGTCCGGCACGTTCGCCATCTCAAGTTCCGCCGTGTAGCCGTTGTTGGCAGTGTAACTGAAATACAGCGTGTTGTCCGCATAAAAGTTGGTCGTTTCGCCGACTGCCGTCGGTGTGAACCGCACCGCGCCCGGAATAGGGATTGGCGTCTCCCACGCCGGCTGTTGCGCCGTCTGATCGTCGAAAAAGGCGATGTGCACCTTCTCCAGCCCGAACGTCACTTTGTTCTGGGACATTCTGTTACCCTCCAATCAGTTGGATTTCGTAAATAACCTGAAACAGTTTCTCGTCCTCGATGTAGGTCTCGGTCTTCGAGTACGGCAGTCTGAGCTCCTTGAGCTTGTTCTGGACGGCCGCCTCCGCCGCCGGATCTTTCCGGTCAGTGTACAACTCGATCTGCACGTTGGAGACTGGTACATAGTTTTGATTGTCTGCAATCATGTCGTTGCTGTACGCTTCTCGGTACGTGATAAACGGCGGCTTCGGTGCCGGGTTCTGCGGCGTATCGACAAAATGAGAGTAGGCGACCGGATACCCGATCGCCTTCAATGCTTGATTCAGCTCGGCCAGCGTCATGCCGCATCAGCCTCCGTTCCGGATGATCGCGCGGACGCGGTTCTGAAACGCCTCAATCTCCTTGTCGGCCGGAGGTCGGATGTGCGGCCGCTCGGCTACGCGCCCACCGCCGCGTTTCGCGTGGCCGAACTCGAGCAGATGAGCGAGCCACGGTTTCTTGCGGTTGTAGACGACATAGCGGATCTCGCCGTCCCCGCCCATCTTTTTCCGAGTCCAGCCTTTCGCGTATTCGCCAGTTCGGCGCGGCGACTTCGCGCGAATCTCTTTGACCAAACGTTGACTCGTCTGGTCGGCCTCGCGCTTGATGGCTGCCGATACGTCTTCGGTATATTCCTTCACGGCCAGCGTGATCTCGGCGGCGAGGTTGTCGATGCTGACGTTAGCCATTGCCGATCACCCTTTCGGCCGTCAGCTCGATTTCTTCGGCGCCAACCTGGTACGTTCGGATCACGCTGTACCGTTTGCCCTCGAACTCCACGATCCGCTCGCCGCTGTACTCGTAGGCGTGGACCGTAAAAACGTACTCAGGGCGCAGCCCCGCCGCGGCCCCGCTGTAAAAATCACTCCGGCCGGCCGATTTGACCGAGCACAGAACCGTCGTCCGGGTCTCGACCGGCCGCTGATTGCCGATCTCGTCCTCTTCGATCGCCTCGCCTACCAGCGTCAGTTCGTGATCATACGTCACCGGCACCACCGCCCGCTGAAATGATCAGGTTGTGCAGCCGGTACTGGAGATGCCGCGGCATTGCACCGGACTCGTCGCGCGACTGATAGCGCCATGTCGCATAGTCGACGACAAACATCAGGTGATGAGCGTCGTCAGCGCTCAGAGCGATGCCCTTTTCCTTCGTGAGTTCGTCGATCACGCCGGAAATGATGGCGACCAGGTATGTATCCCTGACCGCCGTAGTAATTCCGAGCCGCGCTTTAACCAGCGCGAGGATTTGCGACTCATCCATGACCGTCACCCGCCGTCATCGCGTTTGGTGCGCTTTCGCGGCTTTTCCGTCGGTTCGATGTCGGCGCCTTCGCCGGCCACCACATACCCCAGCGCCTGCAGTTCCTCCGCACGATCTCCGTCGTACTCGTCACCGGCGCGGTATGTGCGCTTCGTGACCTTGCACCGAAAATCTTTCAACACCTTTGCCATCGATTATACCTCCGGCGCCGGATCGGTGATTGTGACCAGCGCGAACGCAGTCGGCTTCGTCGGCTTGCCGTCGAAGCGACCCTTGCCCCGGAAGGCCATTTGGTCCTCCGTGAATTTCACGTGCTCGCTGCGGTCGATCGTGATGTTTTCGCGTTCGACCAACGTGTACTGCGAGAAATCGCCGAACAAGACTTGGTCCGGGTCCATGAACTGGCTGAACACGACACGCAGACCGACCAGATCCGGCTGCCGCAGGTTCGGCAGCTTGCCGACCACGTTGCCGCTGGAATCGACCTGAATGCTGAATTCAGCCAGACGGTTGTAGTACGTTTGCCGGCGCATCACCGCAACGATTTCGCCCACGCTGTCATCGCCGGTGTCGATCAGGCCGATTTGCTTGACGAGGTTTTTCAGCAGGTTTGCGTCGGCTTCGACCGTCTTTTGATTCCCGGTCGGGATCGACGGGATGATGCCAGTCGGCTGCTTGTTCGCCGCGCCGGTGCCTTTCAGGATCGCCTGATCGAGCGCTTTGGCGATGGCGCGGGCGATCTTCCGCGTGACGTAGGCGTCCAGGTTGATGATGCTGTCCTGCAGCAGATAGTTATCGACGAACGTTACCTTACCGACTTTGAACCCGTCAAAGTCGATGTTCGTGATCGTACCGACATCACCGGTCGGCAGGGCGGCGGATTGCTCGATCCACGTTGCCGGCGTCGTGTCGGTGTCGATCAGGATGCGGGCCGTACCCTTCACCGGGATTCTTTCGACCAGCGGATACAGCGTCGTGAAATCACCCATGATGTCCATGATGCGGTTGATCACGACATCCGGGATTGTCAGTTCGGCGCCGGCAACCGCCCGCAGGTTGCGGAACTTCTCGTAGAATTCGACAACTTCACTACGGCGGTAGTATTCGCCGGTTTTCAGCAGCTCGCGGACATGAAGTCTGTTCATTTCAGCACCTCTTTCGCTTTCGTTGGATTTGGAACGGACCGAATTGGCCGGTTCCTTCGCGTTGAGTTGCTCGAGCTCATTTTCGAGCTCGGCGATCTCGCCTTGGAGCTTCGATTTCTTCTGCTCGAGCTCTCCCTTCTGCGCCTCGAGCTTCCCGACTTCCTCCTCCACGGCGGCCAGTTCCTCGTCGGTCTGGGCTTCCGTGGCGGCCGCTTCCAGCGTTTCGCTGCGCTTTTGCAGCTCCTCTTCCTGGATCAGGAGCTCCGCCAGCGCATTCTTGCGCTGCTCAACCTTCTTGCTGATCAGCAGTTGTCTGAGTGCCAATGTTTCTCACCCTTTCGATGATTTTTTGTCGCCGCGCCTCAAGCAGGCGGGCGCGGTGCTCTTCGACTTGTTGCTTGCGGGCCTGCACCCCGGTGTCCTCGTAGGCCGGGAAGGTGACGACGCTGACCTCGTGCAGATCGACCTCGCGGATCGTCCACTTCACGGAGCCGTCTTCGCGCCACTCCGTGTCTTCGCGGACAATATTAAACCCGAACGAACACTG